GCCGTTGATGTAGAGGGAATCGAGGCTGCAGATCATCTGTCCACCGACCCAAAGCTCGAACGTCGTCGGGCGCTGAGCGGCGTTGGACGAGAACAGACCCGTCGAGTTTTGTCCTGCGGTTCCGATGCGCGGGGCTTCGATGTGAATGTGCGTCAAGAGGTCACCCTTCACTGGGATCTCGCACTCGATGTCAGCCGAGGACGCGAAGGTGCCGATGTAGTCCACTCTCTGGGTGTTCACGGCAAAGTTCGTATATTTACGGTACACTTGGCGCCAGTAACTTATTTCAGGTTTGGAGGTCAAGTGTATATCCTGTACCCCCGTAGAAATAACGTCGACCAACGAAGCACTCATGTTGATTACTATTAATAAGATAAAAAAAAGAGGCGTCATTCTTTCACACACATGGTGACCTTCCAGGTGATCGCCTGGGACGATCGCGACGAGGACGACAAGCACCTGATATCGATCTATGGAAAGACGGACGATGGCAAATCCGTCTGTGTCACGACGGCGTACACACCGTACTTCTTCATCAAGTTCCCGAACGACTGGTCGACGTCTGACGCACACGTGTTCATTCGAAACTTGGAGTCGAAGTGTAAAGGTGCCCTCGTGGGACACGCATTCGTCGATCGCAAAGACATGTGGGGCTTCCAGAACGGTGCGGTTTCCAAATTCGTGCGCCTGGACTGTCAGACGCTCCGAGCTCGTCGGCTGGTGGACTGGAAGATCCGTGACCAGTTCCCAAAGGTCGAGGCGTTCGAAGCCAACCTCGACCCGGTCTTACGTTTCATGCACGAGACAAATATTCAAGCCACTGGATGGGCGCGTGCTGAGACAGGAACAAATCCATCCTTCGTCGCACACGTGGACATAGATCTGTGGATGGATGATTGGCGACACCTCGAGTCGGTGCAACGCGACGACGTCGCGCCGTTCGTCATCGCGAGCGTGGACATCGAGGCGTACAGTCAGTCACATAAATTTCCAAACCCACAGATTCGCGAAGACGCGTGCTTTCAAATCGGGGTCACACTGTGTCACATCGGCACGGACACGCCATACGACGAGGCGATCTTCTGCTATGGACAAACCGATGCGGTGGCGGGCGTGCACACGGAGAGCTTCACCACCGAAGCTGGGATGTTGGCGGCGTTCAGGGATTACATACACGAGAAGAACGTCGACGTCGTCACGGGATGGAACATTTTCGGGTTCGATTTGGACTATCTCTACACCCGAGCTCTCATGACCAACTGTTCAAAATTTTTCAATCTCGGTCGACGTCGAGGGTTCTCGAGCAAAATCGTGGAGAAAAAACTGAGCAGTTCGGCCCTGGGTGATAACGTGTTAAAATTGTTCCCGATGCCAGGGCGGTTCGTGTACGACATGTTCCAAGAAGTCAAGAAGAACTACAAACTCGATTCGTATTCGCTGAACAACGTGTCTCTCGTGTACCTGAATGATTCCAAGATCGACATGCCGGCGAGAGAAATGTTCGCCAGGTTCGAACGCCAAAATCCCGGTGAAATGTCCGAAGTCGCCGAGTACTGCGTCAAGGACACCGTGCTCCCACATCGCATATGCAAGCGACTGTGTCTCGACGTCAACCTTCTGGAGATGGCGAAAGCGTGCTGGGTGCCACTGTCGTACCTGTGCGAACGTGGACAGCAAATCAAGGTGTTCAGTCAGGTGTGCAAGAAGGCGAAAGAACTCGGATTCCTCGTGAAGACCATTCGAACCAAGGACGATCCGGGATCGTACGTCGGTGCCACGGTGCTCGATGCACAGAAAGGGGCGTATTACAAGAACCCAATCACCGCCCTGGACTTTGCGTCACTGTACCCGAGCATCATGATGGCACACAACATATGTTACAGCACGCTCGTCATGGATGACACGTACGACAACCTTCCGGGCGTGGAGTACGACGAATTCAACGTCGCCGGTGTCACGCTGCGATACGCACAAAACGTGCCCTCCATCCTTCCGAGCATTCTCTTGGAACTCAAAGAATTTCGCAAGTCTGCAAAGAAACAAATGGCGTGCGCCGAAGGGTTCATGAAGCAGGTGTTCGATGGTAAACAGTTGGCGATGAAAATTAGCATGAACTCCGTGTACGGCGCGACCGGAACGAGTGTTGGCATTCTTCCGTGCGTGTTCAAGGGTTGCATGGCGCTCGCGGCGACCGTCACGACCAAGGGTCGGTCCATGATCGAGGACACGAAGAATTACGTCGAGGCACATTTTCCAGGGGCCGTCGTGAGGTACGGAGATACGGACTCTGTCATGGTGGAATTTGACTGTCAAGGTCGAACGGGCATGGACGCCATCGAGTACTCGTGGACTTTGGGTGAACAGGCATCCGCGGGGGCGACTAAACTGTTTCGAGCGCCGAACGATCTGGAGTTGGAGAAGATTTATCACCCATTCTTACTCTACTCGAAGAAGCGGTACGCGGCGAAAATGTACGAGATGGGCAAATCCGGGAAGGTTGAATTCAAAAAGATCGACATCAAAGGTCTGTCGTTGGTTCGTCGAGACACCACCAAGCACTGTCGGGGCGTGTGTCGAGAACTCCTGGACGTGATCCTGAACTCGTCCGACCCCCAACCCGCGATCGATTTGGCGCGCGAGCGCGCGATCAGCCTGCTCACGGGCGAGGTGCCGACCCCCGAACTCATGCTGAGTCAGACGCTCAGTGAAAGTTACAAGGTCAAGGGTGAGCCCGTGTCGGTGACGGATGAGTTGAAAAGTTTGCACATCAACCAGGCACACGTCGCCGTCATGCGAAAGATGCGGGAGCGACGACCCGGGTCGGAACCACAGACGGGTGATCGAGTGCAATACCTCATCGTGCGCTCGGAAAATCCGAGGGCGAAGGCGTTCGAAAAGAGTGAAGATCCCGCGTACGTGGAGCAACACGAGCTACCCATCGATTACTTTCACTACTTTGAGAACAAGTTTTCGACGCCGGTGTCGGATTTGCTCGAACCGCTCGTCGAGGGCGACGCGAAGCGTGAAATCTTCGGGGAAATCCGAGGTCAACACAGACCAAAAACCGCGCGCGAAAAAAAGAAGCAAGGCACCGAACCCACGGACGTGGAAAAAAATGCAATCTCCACGCTATTTAAAAATTATGCCACCAACATGAATAAGTAGAACACATGGATGGCGTCCTTAATCAAGTCGCACAGTTGATCACGGATCAGGTGGACATAAAGGTTGAGAAGAAACTGTCGGTCTACATAGACATCATCTCTCGAAAACATGGAATATCGAGGTCGGAGTTGTACAAGGATTTGAACGCGATCCTTGAAAAGGAGCCGTTGTGTCAGGGGTTGAAGAGGGATGGGGTGCGGTGTAAGAACAAGGCGACGATAGAGGGGTATTGTGCGAAGCACTGCCAGCAGAGGAGGTGCACGACGCCCGTGATCCTTCAGAGCGCACATACGCATAGTCCAGACATCCCGTTCTTACCGACGTGTGCGGCGTGCGTGGCGGATCAGCAGAGGCAGATGAGATTTGCCGAATTTCAATTCCCGTTTTAATAATAATGCACGTCATCCCTGTCCGAATCAGTGTCACCGATTACACGACACCGGACGACCTCGACAGGTATTTCTCAGATTCGTGGAAACGGTGTGGTTCTAATAAAATCAATTTCGTGTTCGACATTCGTCAGTGTCGAAATGTCTCATTGCGAAGGCTGTTGGGTATGCGATCGGTGTTGAATAAGCACAGGGCGAACTCTCGCGCACACATCGATCACAGCACTGTCGTGGTCGCGAGTAACACGACGAGGAACATCCTTCGCATGGGATTAGCGATCATACGGACGGAACGTCCAGTGAATGTGATTAAAGTCTAGTCTAATTCGTTTTTTGTTGACGCAAGAATTGCTTGTAATTTTTACTATACTTTTGAAGAACCTTTGAGACTTGTGCGTCGGTGAGCACGCGCTTCTTCGAGTTGTTGTTGCTGCGATTTCGAATGTTGAAAAAGAGATTGCGTTCCCGTTGTGTGATGTTTTTGGGCTCGTACCCAGAATACCGGTTGAGAATGTTGTTCATGATGACTTCGGCGCGACGTCTCGCGACTTCTTTCTGGTTCACGGGGAAGTCGCGCTTTCTTATCGCCATGGTGAGCGGAGTGTCGCCGCGCGATTGAGTGTTTTTAAACAGCATCGTCGCCTTGAGGGAAGGAAGGGTCTTCCCTTGGTATCTCGACACGACGAGAAGGACGCCGTCGTAATCGTTCTTGGTATTGACACCCATCTTGAACCGCCGATCCGTTGTCGGGTTGACCCCGAATCGCTGCCTGATTCGGTTTTCCATGAAGCGTCGTTCCCGTTCCTTGTACTCGACCCCGTTCACGTTGCTGTTGGTGTCATCATCGGGTTCATCCACGTACGCGTCGTCGTCGTCGCTGTCGTAATTGCTCGGCAATTCGTAGTCCGAATCATTTTTACCACTGAGGTCAACACCCGAAAAATATTTCTTTTCGGCGCGCGTCAGTTTCGTCGTGTAGTTCGCCACGGCGGTCTTGTACTCCTTGATGTAATACTTGAGTTCGGCGTTCGTGAGGGTCTTGGACGTGTACGGGGCGTTGATCGTTCTCACGAGAAGGGCGTCCTTGTCCTTCACGTTGTCGTATTGCTTCTTCGCGTTCTTGTACGCACTGATGAGGTTGGAGGATCCGTTTGGTTTCATCGAAGCCAGCCGTTTCTTCTCGAGTCTGTTCAACTCGTTCACGATTTCGTTACGGCTCTTTTTGATCGCGTTGTTGACCTTCAATGCGTT